ACTCTTAAAGATTTAACTACGGCTCCTGCATCTGCAACAAGTTCTCCAGGTGCGTTAGTACATATTAAAACTTTAACAGCTTCAAGTTCATCAACTTTATCGTTTGTAAATGGTAGTTCAGATGTAGTTTTAGATAACACTTATCCTATTTACCAATTTGAATTTATTAATATTCATCCAAGTGCAGATGGATCTTTTCTTCAATTTAATTTTTCAGCAGATAGTGGAAGTAATTATAATGTAACAAAAACCACTACTGTATTTAATGCAAATCACAATGAAGCTGGTACTTCAAGTACATTAGGATATAGATCAAGTGATGATTTAGCACAAAGCACATCTCCCCAAATATTAAATACAGATAGTGGAGCAGATAACGACCAATCAACAAGTGGAGAAATGTTTTTATTTAACCCATCTTCTACAACTTTTATAAAACATTTTATAACAAATACTAATTTTTCTCAACTTAATGATTTAACTATGAATTTTTTTACTGCTGGATATGGTAATACAACGTCAGCAATTAATGCTGTTCAATTTAGTCAAGGATCAGGTAATATAGATTCAGGTAAAATTAAACTTTTTGGAATAAAGGACTCATAATGCCATTACCAACTTCAGGATTAATTACAATTAATGATAGAGGAGCAAGAACAGCTACCACTTTTGGATCTGTTGAAGCTAGCGGTGGTAACATGGTTTTTATTAAAAAGTTAACAGCTAGTTCGTCTGCTAATTTATCTTTTGTTGATGGTACAAGTTCAGTTGTATTAGATTCAACTTACAAAGAATATGTGTTTACTATTAATAATATTCATCCACAAACAAACGATGAAAGTTTTACTGTAAATTTTAGAGACGGTGGAACTGATTACGATGCAGTAAAAACAACAGCTTCTTTTAGAGCTTATCATGATGAAGCCGGCACTACACAAGCAGCAGCTTATGTAGATAATGATCTTGCACAATCAACTGCAGTGCAAAATATATCTAATAATTTAGGTTCAGATGCAGATCAATGTGTGTCTGGATACCTACATTTATTTAATCCATCTTCAACAACTTTTTTAAAACATTTTCAAATACACACAAATACTGCTCATGCATCTGACTATACAAACGAATGGCATTTTGCTGGGTATTGTAATACGACATCTGCTATTGATGGAGTACAGTTTAAAATGTCTAGTGGTAATATAGATTCTGGAGATATTTGCCTTTACGGAATACTATAATAATGATACATAAACACAAAGGAGAAAACTATGCCAAGATATCATAATATAAACGGTAATAAAGTACAGTTTACAGCTGAAGAAGAAACAGCTAGAGACAACGAAGAAGCAGCTTGGGCTAATGCAGCGCCAGCTAGAGCTTTGGCTGATCTAAGAGCTAAAAGAAATAGACTTCTTGCTGAAACTGATTACTTAGCTTTGTCTGATAATACTTTATCTGACGATATGAAAACATATCGAAAAGATCTTAGAGATTTACCAGCAGGAAAAGATACTGTTAAAAAATGTGAAGACGCTACGTGGCCAACTAAACCGTAGTACAGCATAGGATAACACTATGTTACAGAAGGTAAAGTTTGCACCTGGATTTAATAAACAAGTTACATCAACTGGTGGCGAGAGCCAATGGGTTAATGGTGATAACGTTCGTTTTAGATATGGCTCTCCTGAAAAAATAGGTGGTTGGGCACAATTAGGTTCTGTTGACATTACTGGTCGTAACACAGCTATTCATCATTTTGTAAATACATCAGGTATCAAGTATGCAGCATTAGGTACAAATAGAATTTTATATGCATACTCTGGTGGTATTTTTTATGACATACATCCAATTAAATCTACAACAACTCTTACAAGTGCATTTAGTACAACTAACGGTTCATCAACTGTAACATTAACTTTTTCATCTGCACATAACGTAAATAAATTTGATATTTTACTATTAGATAATTTTTCATCTATTACTAACTCTAATTTTACATCAAACAATTTTGATGATAATAAATTTATGGTGACATCAATACCAACAGATACAACATTAACGATTGATGTTGGATCTAACGAGTCTGGTTCTGGTGCATCTACATCTGGTGGTATTCGTGTTAGGCACTATTATCCAGTTGGACCAGCAGTTGAGGTTGCAACAACAGGTTGGGGTCTTGGTTCATGGGGTGGATCACAAACAGGTCAGTTTACATCAACATTATCATCAAGCATAAATACAAGTGTAACATCTTTAACTATGGCAAGTACAACATCTTTTCCATCTTCAGGAACTGTATTGATTGGATCAGAATTAATAACTTACACTGGTAATAGTGGTGGTACATTATCAGGATTAACAAGAGGAGCAACTGGTACAACAGCTGCATCACACTCATCAGGTGCAACAGTTACAGATGCATCAAACTTTTTTTCATGGAATGCTGCAGCGTCAGGAGATATCGTAACTGCACCAGGTTTATGGTCACTAGACAATTTAGGTAATAAATTAATTGCAACTATAAATGGTGGTGAAAGTTTTGAATGGAATTCAAATCCTGTAGGAGCAAACAATACAAGAGCAACTATTATAACAGGTGCACCAACAGCATCTGCATTTAGTTTAGTATCTACACCAGATCGTCACTTAATATTTTTTGGAACAGAAACAACTATTGGCACTAAGTCAACACAAGATGAAATGTTTATAAGATTCTCTTCTCAAGAAGATATTAATACTTATACACCAAGTGCAACAAACACTGCAGGTACACAAAGACTTGCAGATGGATCTAAAATTGTTGGTGCTATTAGAGGTAGAGATGCAATTTACATTTGGACAGATACAGCATTATTTATTATGAGATTTGTTGGTCCACCATTTACTTTTTCATTTCAACAAGTTGGTACTAACTGTGGATTAATTGGACAGAACGCAGCCGTTGAGGTTGATGGTACAGCTTACTGGATGTCAGAGAATGGTTTCTTTAGATACACAGGTAAACTAGAATCATTACCATGTTTAGTTGAAGATCATGTCTACGATGATATTAACACAATTCCAAAACAACATATCAATGCAGGACTTAATAACTTGTTTGGTGAAGTTATGTGGTTTTATCCTAACTCAGGTTCAGGAACAGTTAACAGAATGGTAGCTTATAATTATCTAGATTCAAGTCCCGAGCGACCGGTATGGACTGTTGGTACATTAGCAAGAAGCGCTTGGCAAGACTCAGCAGTATTTGGTAAACCACATGCAACAGACTATAATGCAGATGGTACAACTGCAACAACAGATGTTAATTATATTTTTGGTAATAGCGATGGTACATCAACATACTATGAACATGAAACAGGATTAAACCAAGTTAAAGAAGGTCAGACAACTGCTATTACTGCATCAATTGAATCTGGAGACTTTGATGTAGGTCAACAAGGATTAGCTGGTGACGGTGAGTTTATGATGAAGATTAGAAGAGTTATACCAGATTTTCTTGCGCAAACAGGAGATGCAAGAATAACATTAAATTTAAGAGACTTTCCAAATGATACAGCAGCTAGCTCAACGTTAGGACCATTTACTGTAACAAGTGGTACACAAAAAATAGATACACGAGCACGTGCTAGATCAATATCATTAAAAGTAGATAATACTAGTACAAGTCAATTTTGGAAACTAGGTACATTTAGAATAGATTATCAACCGGATGGTAGAAGATAATGGCAAGAATAATTCAATCATTAACACAACCTAATAAAAATTATGATCAACAAATACAACAATCTTTTGTAAGAGATGTTGATAGTATTGTACAAAAATTAAATACAACTTTTCAACAAGATATAAAAGACGAAGCAGAAGCGGAGGCATATTTCTTTGGCTAATTCATTCGTAAATAAAAAAGTAGATTTAACTACAACAAGTGCTACTACATTGTATACAGTGCCATCAGCAACCACTGCTATTATAAAGTCTATATTAGTATCTGAAGATTCTGGTAATGCTGACACCATAACAGTTACTATCACTGATGCATCAGATGCTATATTCAGCCTTTTTAAGACTAAATCTATATCAGCCAATGGCACAACAGAATTATTATCAGCTCCTTTAGTATTAGAAGAAAGTGAGATACTAAAAGTGACTGCAGCGACAGCTAATAGACTACATGTAGTTCTCTCGGCTCTACAATCTAAGCCTAGAGAGGTTACATCGTAGCTTGATTTACTTGTAAAAAACAAGTAATAATATAAATTCAGGTAAAATCCCTGCTATAAACTAACGGAAAAAATTTATGATATCAAGAGCGCATATGCGCAGACAACTACGTGGAAAAGGTGGAATAACAAATGTTACTCCTAGAACAAATTATTTTTTAGGTGGTATTAAAGATAGAATTAGAAAACTAATTCCTAATGAACTTGCAAATGTTGCAAGTAAAGCTGCACCATTCGTTGCTATGATTCCAGGTCAACAAGGAACAGCAGCATTAATGAGAGGTATTGGTAGATTTGATCAAAGAGGTAGTATTAGTGATGCACTTAAACAAGGCGCATTAACTTATGCTGGTGGTAAATTATTTGGCGCTGGAATGGAAAAAATTGGTTTAAGAGATCCTGGTGCTAGTGGAATAGGTGAATTTTTTAACGAAGGAACTAGAAGCAAAGCGGGTAGTTTATTTAGTAGACAAACAACAGACTCAGCATTTAAAAAACCAAATATAAAAGATATAACTGATGGTAGTAAAAGTTTACTATCAGGAACAAGAGATTTAATAAAATCAGGTTTTAAAGCATTACCTAAAGGAGTTGCAGCGCAACTAGCAGCAGGTGGTATCACAGCAGGTGCTTCTTTATTAGCAAGTTATTTTCAAGGAGATTTTAGAGAACAAGAACCTGGTGAAACCATGGAAGAATATTTAGCTGCAAGAAAAGATGTAGTTGGAAAACAAATGAGAACTTATATGGATAGTTATTTTAAATTTGACCCAGAGTATTCTGGATTAGACGATGCAGGCAGAAATGCATTTGTTGCAAGATACAATGTTAAAGACGGTGGTATGCCAACAGGTATTATGAGATCAAATAAAGCAGGTGTTATGGAACGAGACTACAGAGATAAAGGTGGTTTTGTGCCAGTTGGTATAAAAGAAAAAGCAGATGACGTACCAGCTATGTTATCTAAAAACGAGTTTGTAATGACGGCTAACGCTGTTCGAGGAGCGGGCAACGGGAGCATTGAAAAAGGAGCACAAAGGATGTATGATACAATGAAAAAATTAGAGAA